CCAAAACCACTCAGCCATTTTCTTGAGGGGCGTACTTTATTGAATATTGAACCAAAAACTAAGATTTGAGTTAGACCATATGCGGTGAGAATAAAATATATTAAATCCACAGTTACCTCGGCTCAATACTACCTGGACCAGCTAATCGGCCAAGTGCAGTTTGTGATAATTCAATTTCTGCTGGGGTTACGCCAGTCATTGCTGCAGCTAAGTAATCAATGCTGGAGTCTAAATCATCTAGTTTCCCTATCAGTCTTTCAAACGCAGATAATAAGACAGGATCGCTTCCAAGTTCTTCTAAAATTAATTGTTTTAGTTGAGATTCTTGTATTTTAAAATCTGGCGTTTTTTTCCGGGGCGAAATTTTGGCGGATCGTGTTTTTGAATTTGATTTGGTTAATTTCATATTTATTTTCATATTTAAGCCCTATACATTCCTGTTAAGCCATAAGCAGCAGTGCTTCCTGGCCATCTATTTTGTACACCTTTTCTAGGTTGGTGTGTTTTCTCTGCCCAATCTAAATCGGTCGAAGTTTCATCGTCTGGCTCTAACATCCATCTTTCTAGATCGTCTTCGTACTTTGCTTCTCGATCATAAAATGGTTTTTCTTCTTCAATAAATTTAGCAACAACATAAATTGCTACTTCAATTGGATCGACTTCCATGTTTTCAGGTGGTTGAACATTCGCTTCCAGCGTACCATAAAGATTCCCACCTTGTACAGAATCGAAAGTAATCACACCCTTTTTAGAAAGAAATTCAAATAATCTACTTTGTGTTGCATAAATATGGTCTCCCATTTCTTCTTTTGGAAAAGAAACAATCTTAAGCATATGTGGCATAATGACTACATCTATTTCTGGGTGATCAGATATAACAAAACTCCCGTCAAGAGTTTTCCTCATCTTAAGATGTACTGTAGCTTGCGTTGGTTTTTGTTCTTCGCCAGGAGAGCCCATCATTTCTTGTGTGGGTGCGCCTTCTGCTGGTATAATTTTGATGTCAATATCTGGCATTAGCTTTGTATCTCTTTAGCCAAAGTTTGTATCTTTAACACATGCGTTAACATTTCTTTATCAAATGGTTTGCTTTTAAAGTTCTCAATTATGTTTAATACTTTTTTTGTTTTTTCAATCATTTCAGAATCAGTTTTTATTTCTTCATTATTGAGCGACCCTTGAACTAAGCTTTTTAGCCGACCTAATTCTTCATTTAAAAAGATTTTTAATTGTATACCATGATCATCAAACGAAGCAACATACTTTTGCAAAAATTTCTTTTGCTCCTCTAGTAAAGTGCCACCATAGGTTTCATTAAATTTTTTAATAAATGTTTTATAAACCAAATTTGTAACTGGCACCTGCCTATTGTTGTTAGATTCTTCCTCAGTGAAAGTTAATCTCTTTAATAATTCTTTTTCTAATAAGACTTTACTTTTAACGGGAGCGCTGTCATTAAAAATTTGTGAAATTGTAGCAAGGCTTTTATAATTTGGAACAAAATTAGAAAATATATCTTTTGACAAATTTCGATTAATTTTTGATATAAGTCTGCTTTGTTCTATAAACAACTTTTTTTTGTCTATTTTTTTATAAGCCTGTTTAGATTCTTGAATTAGTTTTTCTGCAGTATAAGGATCAAGGCTCTTAGTTTCAGTCAATGTTTTATAAAGTTCTAAATCTTTTGCTAGTTCAGTGCCTGATGTAAAATGCTCTTTAATTACAGATATAATAAAATCATTTTTTTCCGGTTGTTTGTTAATCACACTCTTTGCTATTTCGCGAACTAAAGTTTCATACAAAAAAGCTGTGTTTCTTTTCTTATTATGTTTTATTTTCCTTTTCATCATTTTTAGAATCTAACTCCAATATTAAATTTTTAATCTCTTGATTCACTTCTAAAATCGAACGCTCTTCTTTGTCATAATTAGTTACATTTTCTTCATAAATCGCATTTTTGCCTAAACCAAATAATTCAAGCGCACCTTTATGAAGATTTCTTTGTGTTGAGCTTCCCACTTCGTCTGCCCATTGTCCCTTGTAATGTCTTCGGCGGGCGCCCATATCTCTTTTATCATAGGTTACAGGCTTATACCACTTTCCTTTAGATTTAGAAGTAGTTGTAGCTTTTGGCCGGCCAAAAACATCTTTTTTCTTTGTTTTGTACCAATCTTCCTCGTCGCGCTTTCCTGGTGTTGCAAGAAGGTTGGTCTCTTCTCCGCCTTCCTCTTGCGCGACCGTTTCTCCTTCTCCAGCTTCTTCCTCTGGAGTGCCGGCCGGTAACTCTTCCTCGCCTTCTTCTGGAGGCGCCTCACCGCCTTCTTCTGGAGGAGGTCCTCCTGGGCCTTCTAGCCCCATTGCTCCAGCAGCTTGTTCGGCGGCGCCGGCCATTTGTCCCATTCCGGCTTGTACAACTGTTTCAAGAGCCGTTTGGAATTTAGCATCAAAGAACATGTCTCTTTGTATACGAATGGCCTCTTCTTCTGATACATCAAGAATTTTTTCCCAAACCCATCGCTTGCTAAAGTAACCTTCTGTGGCTGCCCCTGCGGTATCAAATTTCATTCTCCAGTGTTCTAATTCTTGTAACTCTGCTAGTTGTGAAGGATTGTTTAGGGACAAAGAAAATGATACTAAATCATCTGCTCTGAACCCAAGTGTATAAAGATGTACAACGCCAATTTTTTCAAGCTCAGAAATTACTGACCTTTGCAGCCTTTGGATGGTTCTTGCAAAGCGAATATCTTTTTGTGCTAATGTTGTTTTATCTTCTTCTCCGCCTTCGCCGCGCGCAAGATAAGATTGAGGAACTTTTAACGCTGAAAATAATTTGTCTCTTAGGTATTTAACGTCGTCGATGTCTCCCGTGTAAGTACCTCCAGGAAGTGATTCAATTTTTGTGCTTTGTTGCCCACCGCGAACAGGTACAAAATAATCCTCATCAATACTCATTGGATTATAGCGTAAATCAACTCGGCCAGTGTCTGAATCAACTACTTGGTTTCTTTTCATTGATGTGATTACTTTTTGCATATATTGTTCAACATCTTCTGGGCTAATCCCTCCAACATCAATATAAAAAACTCTCCTTTCAGGGGAGCGAACAATACGATAGGACATCATCGCATCTTCTAATAAGGTTAACTGGCGCCAGATTCTTCTTGCAGGCTCCAGAACAGACGTGCCGTATGGGGCATATTTATCATTTCCTAAAATACGAAAATGGCCCATCTGCCAATTCTCGAAAGTTACGCCGCCAGTATTCCATTGGTATTGAATGTAGTTTGGATTTGTTTTATCTTCGCCCTCTAGTCTTTCTACTTCTTGGGAGGGCAAACCAATTACATTTGTTATACCAACCTCGGGATTTAAATCTAAATAAATAAAGAAATCACCATATTTACACATTGTTCGACACCATCCGAATAGATTAAATTCAACATTTAAAACATTATAATATAAACTTTCTAAAATAGCTTTAATTTCTTCATTTGTGCTTTTAATCGCCAACATTTTACGAAGACTGTTGGATGTTGTCATTTCATCTGCATAAATATCTAATGCAGAAGCGATTTCTGGTGTGTATTCCATCTGGTCAAAATCAATATAGCGCTGATTTCTATTCTGTTGTGACATGATGTTTGCTGACAAATTATCAAATGGATTATATGACAATCTTTGAAATTTTTGGCCGGCAACATCTTTAAATCTGCTCCCATATTTATCTAATCTTCTTCTAGAAAGATTTCGAGTAGTTTGAGAACGATAATTGATCAGTGGGCCAGAAAAAAGTCTTGTCAGCTTTTTAAATAATGGCCACGATGAATCTTTTGGGTTTTTATTTCTGTTTGCCATGTCTTATCCTTTTAATAACCACAAATGCTCTTCATATTGTTTTTCAGCTTCGGTCCTTTTCTTGTCTAGGTCGCGAGCCTTTGATCTTCCAAGCATTCCTGGTATCGTAGTATCCAAAACGGAATTGCTTTTCATTATAGCACCTAACATGGCTTTTTTATAGGCTGAATCTCTTTGATTTTCTATAATTGCAGTGTCTCTTACCCAGCAACCTATTGCACACGCCATGATTAAATCATCATTATACCCTCTTTGTGCTTCTGGCCGGCCATTGTTCCAAATAAAGATATCCAACTCAGATCTAAGCCTTGAAGAGTAAATTGTTATGATTTTATTCCTTACGAACTCTTCAAATTTAGCTACTAGAAGAGGTCGAGTTTTAAGAGAGGTTGTAAACCCGGCAACTGTTCCACTTCTAGATTCTGCTGCTAACTGATCAAGATATTCATGAGTGGATTTAACTGAGAAATAAATATTTGGATATTCCTTCTCTATTAGTTTGTCTAGAACAGTATACCCAACAGAGTTGTTTTCTACTACAACCATACAGCCTCCATACTCATGACCTGCATTGGAAATTATTTCAGAAAACATATCAGGAGTAACTTTTCCTTGGTACTCGGCTATAATTTCCATAGTTTCTAGCTTAAATACATGAAAAACAGAATAATCATTGCCGTCCCCTCTCGCGACATCTGCAGAAAGTAAATAAGTATTTTCTGGATTGTATTCTTCCCATATCCAGAAATTTCTATCGAACCCGGTTCTGTGTTTTGGTGGTTTAATCTGTGAATCAATTCTTGTGATATCATCTGGATGTATTACAGTTTCACCAGAAGCATTAAAGTTACATTCTAGCTCTTGGGCGATCTGTCGACGGGACATGTTTTTTGTTTCTTTTGTGAACCAATCTTCGTCACGCTCTGGGTGGGCGTCCCACAATAATTTAATAGGGTAAAAATTACTTTTATCGGCCGCGGCGTCGATATATGTTTTATGGAACCAATTACCCACGCCATTTGGCGTTGACAAAGCAATGCACCGGCCGCCTGTTGAAAGTGTTGGGTATAGGCCGGTCCACAATTCATCCAATCCCTCAACATGTGCGGCCTCGTCAACAACCAGCAACGACAGTGCTTCTGAGCGTCCTGCATCTACAGAAGTTGAGGAGGCTTTAATTTGAGAGCCGTTGCTTAATTCAAAAGAGTTTCTATTGTCGACCTCTACCTCTGCTATCTGAAGCCACTCGGGAAGATATTTAAGCATATGCTTTACTTTCTTGACAAGATTGGACGCTGTTGTGTACTTTGTTGCCATGACAAGAACATTCTTGTCACGATGAAACAACATCATCCAAACAATATAAGCAGCTGAAATGGTTGAGATACCAAGCTGTCTTGCTTTTAAAATAACAGTAAAGCGGTGATCATTAAAGGCTTTAATTAAATCACTTTGATAGTCATAAGTTTTAAAAGGAATTAGGCCATCTATTGGGTGTGCAATCCGTGTATAATTATTAATAAAATAAACCGGGTCTTTACCGCATTTTAAGACTTCTTTACGAATCTCCTGTTTGGTTAGTTTGTATCCCACTTTTAATCCTTAATTCGTTTTTTTAACATTTTTTGGTTTTTTAGCTTTGTCGCGGCCTAGGCTCAGCCAATCTTTAAAAGATTTTTCCAGGCGCTCTTCGGAAGGCTCTCTTGTTGATTCTACATCGTTCATACCACCAATTTTAAAAGTTTGTGTAGCTTGTATCCAATTTCGTTTTCTAGACATAGACTGGGCGTGGATATCGGCTGTGCCCTCTTCAGTTAATGAAAGGGTGTTTCCAGTGATTGATTTGTATTCTTTTTTAAGATATTTAACAATATCACTTAGGGCGCTTTTCACATCATCTTCGAAGCTATTGTCATGAAAATCTTTCATTGTAATTTCAGATTGGTATGAAAGGACAAGTTTGTTGCCCGAAACTCGTACATTAAATCCATCCATGACTCTAGAGTCAATAATGCAATCTCCTTCTTCTCTTTTTAAGCCTGCTGTGCGCGCTTTGCCATCATGAGAATATCTCTCGTCATGTGCTCCATCATACGCATTAGCCGCTGCTTGGTTAATTCCTTGAATTATATCATATACACTAGACATTATTTATTCTCCTCTAAATATTCATCAAATACTTCCTCAATTGCACCCCGAATTTTTTCATAAAGATTTTTATCCCCAAGGAGAAGTTTTTGAGTTCCCGAGGTTTGAGGATCTCGATCTTGCCCCTTGGCACTTTTTTCGTGTTCTTTTTTGCCGCTCTTCTTTTTCTTCTTTGCTTTAATAGCTTTATCTCTTGACCCTTTCCACTCTGCATCAGAGGACTCTACTTCACCATCGCCATCATAATCTTTATCAGCCATTTTTTCTTCAACCTTTTTTATACATCTTCGTTCTTCTTTACTATAAGTTTGGCCTCTTGGACAATCTGGAAGTTGTTCAGGTGGTTGGTCCTCTACAGGAGGAGGTTTTTGTTCGGGCGGTGGATTGCCGGGAAGTTGCGCCGGCTGTATACCATTCGATTCCTGGATGTTTCCTCTGTTTGTAGTTTCATGAAGAAAATATCTTGGGTCTATTCTTCTTCTTTTTATAACTGGTCTCATTTTATATTCCTCCTAGAACACTTATAATTATCTTCTTGTTTGGTAAAACTCACTTTTTTATTAAGTCATTCTAT